TCCAATTATAAAAAAACAATTGAGAACCGATCAAAATGGAGTGTTTAGTATTGATTTAGCAAAATGGAAGCAAATACTTAAAAAATTAAAAGAAGAAAAATTAGAAACAATATTAGCTGAAGGTTTAGAGGATGTCGTAATCGGTTGCTCGTACTACAGCAACTAACTCTAAATAGTAGTGCGATTTGCAAAAGCAGTAGTCCTTTTGCTATAATATAATTAGATAGAAAAAAAGTCATGACTAGACTTAAAAAGGTCGTAGTTTGTAGCTAAATCTTTTTCTGGAAAAGCTACCTCTGTCATCGCAAGACACAAAAAGGCTAGTTTTGAAACTTATCTAGAATCAAAGTTTATCGTCATAACTAGACGTTAAAAGGTCTTTAAAAGCTTGAATTAGCTTATCTTTTTTTAAATTTAAAATATTTACGTTTTTTAATAATTAACAATATATGAGGAAATTATGTCTAACGGCATTAATAGACCTTATGGTTTGGAAGTGGTTCAGTCTCAAATAGGAAACGGCGGAACACAAAAACTAGGTCAATACTTTATTTATGCATCCGCTGATGGTTTAACCACTCAGCCAAACAGTATTTTTCAGGGTGATCCCATTAAATTTGTAAGTAATCCGGGTCTTGCTATCATGGCAGGAACAATAGCACCACAAAAGTTATCAGCTCCAACAAACGGAACACAGGTGCAAGCTGTTGCAACGGCAGATGCTGACGCTTTCCTTGGGGTGTTCATAAGCTGTGCTTATACTGATGCAAATACCGGAATACTTGTTGAATCTGATTACTGGCCCGGTGGTAGAGCGGTGAAAGCCGGCACACCTATTATTGCATATGTTAATGATGATCCAATGGCAGTATTTAGAGTGCAGGTATCAAGTTCTGTTGCAGCTGCTACAGGAATTACTTTTTTAGCAACCGGACTTGGTCTTAATGCCAGTTTATCAGTGGCAGGAATAACCTTCACGGATGCTACTGCTATCGCAGGTGGTCAAAATCCCCGCAGCGGCAGTAATATATATGGCTCTGTTTACTATCTCGATGGTTCAACTTACTCAGCTACTACAGCTACTTTAGACGTAAAAATTATTGGCATTGATCCGGTAATTACCGGTAACGCAAATCCTACAGGATTAGTACCAGGTGTAAATATGCCGTTTACTAACCTACTAGTTAAGTTTAACAAGCATATGTATGGATCAAGCGGCGTAGCAGGCCCAACAGCAGGAGCATAGGAGTATAAGGTTATGTCCATAATAACAAGCGGCAATATGCCGTCTCTTTTAAAGGAGGGATTATATCTACCGAAAGAGAAGAAAAAAACACCTGTTAAGGCAGGATCAGTAAAGAAAACTAACACTAAAAATAAAGGTAATTAATTATGTCTATTATAACATCTGGTGATATTCCAAGTCTGCTTTGGCCGGGTCTGTATGAGGTAAAGTCTCAGTATGATCGGTTTAAGGGGGAATATACCAAAATCTACGAACAGGCTAATTCTGTCAAACATACCGAAAGGATGGTTGATATTAGAGGAACAGGTTACGCTCTTGAGAAAACGCAAGGTGCTCCTATTAAAATGGATAGCATGGCTGAGCGGTTTATTTATGAATTTGTCCATCGGGAATTTGCTCTCGGTTTTCAGATTACCAATATTGCCATGGAAGATGATCTTTATGCCGATCAGTTCTTTAACGGTACTAAATCGCTTACTACTTCCTATGAACAAACCAGAGAAGTAGTAGCGATGAATCCTTTTAACCAGGCGTTTAACGTAGCAGCAGTGCAAAGTAACGGACAACCTCTTTGCTCTGGTTCTCAACCTTACGACGGCGGTGTTTATTCCAATAGAGTTGGGGCATATAACGGCGTTAATGTTAATGTCGACTTTAGTGAGGCGGGTGTTGAACAAGCGGTAATTCTTGCAGGTAAAATGAAAGATCAGGCAGGACTGCTAATTAATGCTCAAATTGAGAGATTGTTACTGCCGCAAGACTTAATGTTCTCGGGTTGTAGGTTACTTGAATCTGTATTTAGAACAGGAACGGCTAATAACGACATAAATGCACTTTATAATATGAAGGCTATTCCGCAAGGTTATGAGGTAAGCCATTTCCTAACAAGTCCTAGCAACTGGTTTGGATTAACTAATGTTAAGGGAACTCGTAAGCATTTTGTAAGACGTCCGCTTAAGGTGAATGTTACAACCGACCCCGTAACTGAAACCATGTCAGTGCTTGCATCAGGTCGTTATTCTTTTGGCATGTTTACTCCTCTTGGGGTAATCGGCGCACAAGGATCAACAGCTTGATTAAAAAAAGAAGCACTTAAAATTAAAGCTTAAGTGCTTCCTGTTTTGTAAAAGAACTTAAAAATTAGGAAATTATTATGTCCCAATTCTATGAATATAATTGGCCTACTCCGGTTGTCAATGGCATATCGCTTTTCCAAACACTAACTGCAAATATTCCGCTGCTGTTAAATGGTTCTTATGTTAATAAAATCACAAGAACAGTTAATTTTGTTGATGATTTTAGCATTGCTCCAAGAATTACGCTTAATTCAGCTGCCAATCTTTCTGGTATTAATTTTCTTATTACCGGTTATCAGAATGGGATTTTTATTAGTGAAACCTTAACCGGGCCGAATAGCACAACAGTTACAAGCGTCAACTGCTTTGATACTGTGGCACAGATAATTCCAAGCGGTACTACAGGTTCTACTATTCAAGTCGGTGTTGCAGCACTTGGATATTTCCCAATTATCCTGTTAAATACCGCTAAGATTAATACTTCTTCTATAAACTATGCTTTAAATATCGTAGCAGCAACAGCTAATCCTGCTACTTATCAGGTGTTTTTATCACTAAAGAATAATTTAGGTCTAGGGAAATACGATGATTTAACGTCGGCTGCTAATGGTAATTTTGCAGCTCCAGCAGCAGCAGCTACGGCATCTGCATTAATACAGTATAATTCTTTAGCTTCCAATTTACTCATTAAAATTGGCCCTAATAATAGTGGCTCGGTTCTTAAAACTCAATTCCTTCAATTATAAAAAGAATTCATATTATGCGTGGTAAAAAAGATTGGATTAATACTGCTATAAAACATAAAGGAGGCCTCCATAAGGCTTTACACGTTCGGCAAGGTGAAAAAATACCTGAGACAAAATTAGAACGAGCAGAACATTCTAAAAATTATTTAATAAAAAAAGAGGCTAATCTTGCAGAGACTTTAGAAGGATTTCATAAGTAAAATAAAGGTAAGTAAAGTGCCAGCAACTAGTGGAAGTTATAGCTTTAGTAACATAAAAGCAGAGCTGATTATCAGAAAGGCTTACGAGTTAATAGGCATGCCTCTAAGTATGGTAACTGCCGAGCAATATAATTCAGCACTTAATATTATCAATTTTATCTTAAGCGATTGGACTAACTCCAATGTTAACTTATGGACATTAAAACTAAATCCTGTTTTCTTAACTCCGGGGCAAGCATCCTACCCCTTACCAAGCAACATTACTAAAGTATTTCAGGTATTCCTAAGAAGTAACACAAGACAATTAAATGGAACACCACAATCAAATACAGGAGATACTTATGATGGAAACGGCGGAGGAATTGCTGCTTATGCTTTTGACGGCAATCCAGCAACAAGATGCATACAAAATGCTCAAAACGGCAATATTTCCTATGATTACGGTTTAGGGGTAACAAAGCAAATCAGCATTATCGGCATTCAAAGTTATGTTTCTAATCGTCCATATAGCTTAGTTTTAGAAGCATCCCAAGATACGATAAATTGGTTTACTGTTTTTACTCCTCCTCCATTATATCCATATAAAGCACATGTAATTTCATGGTTTTATATATCTGATCCAATTTATGCAAGGGCATATAGAATTAGAGAAACAGGAGGATACACACTCGATATTGAAGAACTTTATTTTAATAGTATAAGCCAGGATACTACCATGAGCGAGGTATCCAGATATGAATATCTCACCTATCCCAATAA